GAACCTGTACGCCGCGACCGGGATTGACGCCGTGCCGATCCGTTTCGCTGGCTCCTACCAGCGTGACGACTCCGGCGAGACGGTGGCCGTTGAGGTGGTTATGCGCGGGCGTCAGAAAGAGATCGACACCGGCGAAGCCAAGCAGGGTGAAGACACGGAAGCAAAAATCTCGGTTGTCTGCACCTATTTCCGCCTGACGATGGACGGAAAAGAGCTGATTGAGATCGACACCATCAACATGGTCGAGAAGGTGAACGGCGTGGATAAGCTGGAGCAGCACCGCCGCAACGTCGGCCTGTAATTTATTCCGGCCAGCAAGCCTGGCCGGTAACCCTCTTTTAAATAAATAAGCGAGAAAATCATGACCAAAGAAAACGTTGTTACCCTGGAAAAACCCATCAAGCGTGGCGAGCAGGAAATTACCGAAGTCACCCTGATTAAGCCGACGGCTGGCACGCTGCGCGGTGTCGGACTGGCTGCGGTGGCAAGCTCTGAGGTTGATGCCCTGATTAAGGTACTGCCGCGCATGACGGCCCCGAACCTGACCGAGCAGGAAATCGCCACGCTTGAACTGCCGGACTTTGTGGCGCTTGCCGGGAAAGTGGTTGGTTTTTTGTCGCCGAGTTCGGCGCAGTAGATTTCCCGAAAAAAATATCGGTTGATGATCTGATGGCGGATATCGCAGTGATTTTCCACTGGCCGCCATCGGAGCTATATCCCCTGAGCCTGACCGAGCTTTTCACATGGCGCGAGAAGGCGCTCCAGCGAAGCGGAAACACGAATGAGTGACGTTAAGTTACAGGTATTGCTCAAGGCGGTTGACCAGGCGTCGCGGCCCTTTAAGGCGGTGCAGGAGGCAAGCCGCACCCTCTCCGGAGAAATACGCGGATCGCAGAACGAATTAAAGGGGTTAAACGAGCGCGCCAGGCAGATTGAGGGATTTCGTAAAGCCAGCGCGCAGCTTGCCGTCACCGGCAATGCGCTGAAAAAGGCAAAGGAGCAGGCGGCCGAGCTGGCGCTCCAGATGCGAAACACCACTAACCCCACTAATGCGCAGGTCAAAGCGCTGGATAATGCCAGGCGAAGCGCTGCTGAGCTACAGACTAAATATGATGGGCTGCGCCTGTCTGTGCAGCGCCAGCGCTCCGGGTTGCAACAGGCCGGTATAGATACCCGCAATTTGTCTGCTGCCGAGCGACAACTGCGCGGAAACATCACGCAGACTACCGCCGCAATGGAGCGCCAGCGTGCTGAACTGGCGCGTGTCAGCCAGCAACAGGCCCGACTTAATGCAGTCAGAGAACGTTATGAGCGGGGCCGGGAAATGGTTGCCGGTGCGCGAAATGCCAGCGCGGCGGCGCTGGGGCTGGGCACTGCGGGGCTGTTTGCGGGAAGCCGTATGATTGCGCCGGAAGTTCAGACGCAGCACAGCGGCGCGTTAATCGCGGCGCGTCAGGGTGAAGACGCCGCCAGCGGAGAGCAATATGTTCGCGTCATTCAGGAAATTAACAGCTCCGGCGTCAGCAGCGATATTGAGAATATTACCGAGGCCGTATCGGCGGTTCGCAGCACCCTGGGGACAATGGGGGATGTTGGCGAGGCTGAACTAACCCGCATCACCCGCAAGGCGCTGGATATGCAAACGGCCTTCGGCAGCGAGGCCGCAGAAAGCATCCAGATTGCGGGCATCATGATTAAGAACGGTCTCGCTGCAAACAGTGACGAGGCGCTGGACCTGATCGTATCAGGGATGCAGCGCGTGTCCTCACAAATGCGGGGCGAGATGCCGGAGATCCTGCACGAATATTCGACCCATTTTCGTAATATGGGCTTTACCGGGGCGGAGGCAATGTCACTGCTTGTTGAGATGTCGAAGCAGGGGAAATTCGCGCTTGATAAAACCGGCGATGCCATAAAAGAGTTTTCTATCCGTGGCTCTGATATGTCGAAAAACAGCGTCGCGGCATATAAGCAGATTGGCCTGAATGCGGAAAAAATGTCGGCGGATATTGCCAGCGGCGGTGAAAAGGCCCGCATGGCAATGCAGAAAACCGCACGCGGCCTGCTGTCCATTAAAAACCCGGCGGAGCGGGCAAACGCGGCGATAGCCCTGTTTGGTACGCCAGTCGAAGACCTGTCCGTCGATCAGATCCCGAAGTTCCTCGCGGCCCTGGCTGGCGCAAAAAACCAGCTCGGAGACGTCAGCGGCGCGGCTGACAATATGGGTAAAACCCTACGCGATAATCTGTCAGGGGACATGGAGCGGCTACAGGGTGCGTTGTCCGGCCTGCGCCTGAATGTATTCAGCGGCGTGGATGACCGTCTGCGTAAACTCACGGCGACGGCGACGCAATGGCTGGGAAAAATGAACGCATGGGTAACGGCTAATCCTGATCTGGTATCAAAAATTGTGTTAGTGGCGGGGGCGGTCACCGGCCTGATTGCCGTGCTGGGTGGAATTGGTCTGGTACTGTGGCCGGTAATGGCAGGGATTAATGCGCTGATTGCGGGGGCTGGCTTGCTGGCTACAGGTTTCAGTGTCGCCGGTACAACTATAGCGACCGCTATTGGGGCCATTGCCTGGCCGGTTGTAGCTGTGGTTGCGGCTATCGTCGCCGGTGCTCTGTTAATTCGCAAATACTGGGAGCCGATAAGCGCCTTTTTCGGTGGCGTGGTCGAAGGGCTGCGGGCGGCATTCGCGCCGGTTGGTGAGCTTTTTATGCCGGTTAAGCCCATGTTCGACTGGCTCAGTGAGAAACTTAAAGCTGCAGCGCAGTGGTTTGCCGGACTCATCGCGCCGGTTCAGGCAACACAAAGCACGCTAAATAGCTGCCGTGACGCAGGGGTGACTTTTGGTAAAACGTTAGCGGATGCACTGCTGATGCCGCTTGTGGCATTCAATAAGTTGCGCAGCGGGATTGACTGGGTGCTTGAAAAGCTCGGAATAATTAATAAGGAGTCGAGCACGCTGGATCAGACGGCTGCGCGTGCCAGCGCGGCGGCTAACGGCGGTTTAGTGCTGGGAGTCAGTGCGGCAGGAATGCCGCAACAGCCTGCTGCTGTGTTGCAGTCTGCCGCCGTGCCGCAACCCGTAGTTATGCCGCAGCCAAATATTACGATGCGGCCCGTAAACGTAGCGCCGCCGGTTATCGTGCCACCGCCCGCCCTAGCCAGGGCTGGAGGTGACGTGCCGCTGTCAACAAAAGCGGCCCCTCAAAATCAGGCACCTCCGGGGGCCGGGGCGGGCTATAAGTCACCCGTCAGCCAGTCGCAGCCGGAAGGGTACACCCCGGCAAACCAGGCGGGCGGATATCAGGCTTATCGACCGGTGAATGCGCCGGCAGGGCGGACGTATATCGATCAGAGTAAAAGCGATTACCACATCACCCTACCGGGAGGGGCCGCACCTGGCGGCCAGCTTGAACAGCAGTTGCAGGACGCGCTCGAAAAATACGAGCGTGACAAGCGCGCGCGCGCCCGATCAAGCATGACTTATGACTGATAAGGAGTTACCACAATGATGTTAGCGCTTGGCATGTTTGTCTTTATGCGACAGACGCTGCCCTATCAGACACTTCAGCGTGATGCGGAGTATCGCTGGCCGTCAAATTCGCGTGTAGGTAAGCGTGACGCATTCCAGTATCTCGGCCCGGGAGAGGAAAAGATCACCCTTGCAGGTGTGCTTTATCCAGAGCTGACGGGCGGGAAGGTGACCATGACCACCGTGCGCCTGATGGCCGAGGAAGGCCGCGCATGGTCTTTGCTGGATGGCGGCGGCACGATTTATGGTATGTACGTTATTAATAACGTCAGTGAAACTGGCAGCGTGTTTTTCAGTGACGGTACCCCGAGAAAAATCGACTTTACGATGACCCTTACCCGCGTCGATGAATCACTGGCGGCACTTTATGGCGATATCGGTCGCCAGGCCGAAACGCTTGTCGGTAAAGCAGGGGATATGGTGTCGAACGTTTCCACCACTGTGACGGGGCTGCTTAATGCTTAATGCGCTGACTGGCAGCGCGGGCGGGGTGTGCACTCCCGCTTACGTGCTGAAAATTGACAGCCGGGACATAACCGGCAACATCAGCGCCCGGCTGATGAGCCTGACGCTGACCGATAACCGCGGATTTGAGGCCGACCAGCTCGATATTGAGCTGAACGATGCCGACGGTCGGGTAGAATTACCGACGCGAGGGGCAGAGCTGACTCTGTTCATCGGCTGGAAAGGAGAGGCATTAATCGGTAAAGGCTCATTCACCGTTGATGAAGTCGAGCACAGGGGTGCGCCGGATGTGGTCACCATCCGCGCCCGCAGCGCCGATTTTCGTGGAACACTAAATTCCCGACGCGAAGAGTCCTGGCACGACACTACGCTTGGCGGGATAGTGAGAGCTATAGCCGCGCGTAACAAGCTGGAGGCAGGCGTCGCCCCGGAACTGGACGGGATTAAAATCACGCATATCGATCAGGCCCAGGAATCAGACGTGAAATTCCTGACCCGCCTTGCGGAAAGGAACGGCGGTGAAGTATCGGTAAAAATGGGGAAGCTGCTGTTTCTTAAAGCGGGGCGTGGCGTGACGGTTAGCGGCAAGCCTATCCCGCAGGTGACTATTTCCCGTAGCGATGGTGATCGGCATCATTTCTCCATTGCTGATCGGGGGGCATATACCGGCGTTACGGCGAAATGGCTGCACACCAAAGACCCGAAGCCGCAGAAGCAAAGCGTAAAGCTAAAGCGTAAAGAGAAGCCAGCCAAAACAGGAGCGGCGCAGCATCCGAAAGCAAAGCCTGTAAAAGTGCCTGAAGCAAGAGAGGGAGAGTATATGGCCGGAGAGGCTGACAATGTTTTTGCCCTCACGACTATATTTGCAACAAAGGCGCAGGCGATGCGGGCGGCGGAGGCCAAATGGGACAAGCTTCAGCGGGGTGTTGCTGAATTTTCTATCAGCCTGGCGCGTGGTCGCGCTGACCTCTATCCAGAAACGCCGGTTAAAGTCAGCGGTTTCAAGCGAGTGATTGACGATCAGGCCTGGACGATTACAAAGGTAACGCACCTGCTTAGCAATAACGGTTATACGACGGGCCTGGAGTTAGAAGTGAAGCTTTCCGATGTGGAATATGAAAGTGAAGATAATGAGGGGTAGGAGTATTCTCATTTTGTGAACGAAGCGGTATGATTGATTCACTAAATGGGAATGGTGGGGTAAATATGTTTCATTGTCCGCAATGTCAGCACGCAGCACATGCGCGCACTAGCCGTTATCTGACTGAAAATACTAAAGAACGTTACCACCAGTGCACCAATATCAACTGTAGTTGCACGTTTGTTACGCTGGCAGC